CGGAGGCGTTGCTGTTTTCGCCCATCGCACGGCTCTCGACGCCGTGATCCTTGCACCACCGAAGGTCTTCGGAGTTCTTGAAGATGTGCGCCCGCAGCCACCGGCCGCAGCGGTAGGCACTCTCGACGGCGTCGGGGCCGTCACCGAAGGCACGCAGGGAGGTGTGATGCGGAAGGCTGGCCCGAATCTCGACCTTCTTCTGCTCCTCGGCGCGAGCCTCGGTCTCGACGGGCGTCACGACCGGGGCGGGGGCCGCCTTCTCGATCACCTCGCGGAGTTCCTTCTCCTTCTCGGCGAGCCGACGCTCGAAGCCGATCTGGGCGGTCAGTTCGCTGGCCTGAGCGCCAAGCGCGACGAACTCCTGATTGTCCTCGGCCGAGCGATCCTCGATCTTGCCGAGTTCGGCCATGCGAGCGGCGACCGCGGCGGCCCGGTCCTGCAACTTCTTGAGATTCGACGCCATGATTGGCCTGCTCCTTGTTGAGCCGGCCATACGCGACGATGCGACGGCCGGCGGGTGTTCCCGCTAGCGCGCCGCAGGCGTGAATCCTCACGTCGCTCGCACTGACCATCGCGACATCCATCGCGATGCTTGTATCTACTTGTAGATTAGCATCAACCGTCGGTGTCGTGCAACTTAGTCCAGAGCAGAGCCTCCTGAAGCGCGGCCAACTTGGCCGCTGCGTCAGTCGCATCGACGTCCACGACAGGCTCCGGCTGCTGCACCTGCTCGACCTGCTGCTCGACCTCGGCGACCGCAGGCTCCGACCTCGCTGCTTCGCGTTCCATCTGCGCCACCTTTCGTGCTGACCACACTTGCCCGGCGTTTCCGCCCCACAGTTCCCACGCCACAAAACCCGGCTTTTCAGCACCCGGCGTGTCCCAGCCGGGTGATTTGCTCGCCGATTCGTGGCGTGCGAACCACGCATTCATCTCGCGGACGTGGTCCGGCGTGAGTTCCTCGCGGCGTGCGATCTTGTTCGCTCTCGCGACCGTCTCCGGCTTGAGGCCGTCGCCGCTCTTCCCCTCCTCGTGGAGGCGGAGTCCGCGTCTGGCCGCGGCGGCCATGCCGGTCGTCGGCTTCAGGTCGACCTCGCGCTCTTCGACGTCCGCCTCGACGCTCCGCTCCTTCGACGACTTCGGGTGGTCGGCCGGAAGGAGGTCGTTGTCGGTGACGTACTTCGCGTCCTGCGGCCTGCCGTTTCGCAGGAGGTACAGGTAGGCGTTCACGCGGGCCATCGCCCACGCCCCACGGCTCACGCCCGGCCGGTGGCTGGTCGAGTACGCCCCGGCGCCACGCCGGTAGACCGCGAGCAACTGCCCGAGCGTCGTCCGAGACCACGACGGCTTCTCGTCCTCACGCATGGCCTCGTTGTGGTCGCGGACCTTGTTCTGGAGGCCGGCTCGAACAGCCTGCGACACGGCGATCCTGCCGCTCGCGTTCTTCGCCGATCCCTCTTTGTTCGCGTCGCTGCCCGTGATCCGGTCCTTCGCTGGGGCGGGCGTCGACTGGGACTTGTCGCCGGCGGCACGGTCCTCTTCGTCGTCCATCTCTGGCTCCGGCTGGTCGGTCTTCGTGAGTTCCGAGACCATCACGGCGACCATGTAGTCTTCCGGCTCGCCGTCGTCGAACGGCGTCACCACGGCCAGCGGTGCCTCCGGGGTCGCCGTCATGCCTTGGATCGAGCCTTCCCGCATGACGTGCTCGACGCGGCCGATGCCGCCGTCCCACGCGACGAAGTCGCCTTCGGAGAGTTCGTCTGGGGCGGCACGCTCCTCGGCCGTTCCAGATTCGGGAATCTGGGATGCAGCCTGCGGCGTCCGAACTTCGCTCTCTCGCTGGGCGAGAGAGCGACGCTGCACCCACTTCTCGCCGCCGTCTCCGCCGGCCAGCATCCACTCGACCCACGCCGGCGAGCCGGACCAGCCGACGGAGCGGACCTCGTGGCACCGCTGATGCGTGCCGGCGAGGAACTCGACCTCCTCGACGGAGAGAACCTCGCGCTCCGCGATGCGTTCGGCGACCGCGACGAGCCGCTCGTCGAAGTCTCCGCGTGACTTGGCGGCACGCAGACCCTTCCGAGCCGCGTTCGCCATCGTCTGGTTCGGCCGGAATGCGTCGCCGAGGGCCATTTCGATCGCCCGACGGCTCACGACCACGCTGGATGCCTCGTATGCAGGCCGAACCACTGGTCCGACGTCGTCGAGGAGGGAGATCGAGCGGATTTCTCGCCGGCGGATGCCCCGTTCGTCCGTGCTCCACGAGTCTCCGCCGCTCCGAGAGATCGCAAACGCGAAACTCGACCCGGTGACGTACCCGCCGGAGACCAATTCGACGACCTCGTCGGCCGTTTTCGTCTTCGGAGGCATCATTTCGTAGCGCAGGCCGTAGGGATCGGCCTTCAGGCGGAGCGAACCGTTCGCCGAACGCGCCAAAAGCATATTTTTGTCGTGGTTGAACACGCCGACGACGTCGGGATTCGTCTTCAAGACGTCATCGAACGCCCGCGGGTGGATGGTCTCGATGAAGCCACCCAAGTCTCTCGAAGGCGACTGGAATACGGCCGCATACCCGACGATGACGGGCCGCTTTTCGCCGCCGTCGACCTCGCGGTACTCGATTGCCGTGTCGGATGCGGTGATCCGGCGCTCAATTTCGTTCGCGGACATCGTTCTCCTCCTCGAAATGAGCCTCGAACCAGCGATCAGTGACCGTTTCGTAGGGTTTTCCGCTGCGATGGCAGTCCAAAAGCAGGTCTTTCGAGCGCTCTAGCCACGATACCACGAACGAATCAATGTCTCTGCCAGTAGCATTTGCTGCGTCGAGTAACTCTTCACGCAGTTTTTCCTCGACTTGGCCGAACCATTGCGTGATTTTCTCCGCTTTCGACCGGCGGGCGAGGATTCCGTCGGCTTCGACGGCTGCGATGCGTCGGAGAGTCGTGCGGAAAAGTGCTTCGGATGCGTCGATGGATCGGTCGGCCTCGGCTTCCGCTGGCGATTGGTCGCCGTCTTGCTGCTCTGGAGGCTGCTCCTCGGCCGGGAGGCTGGTCGGAGGGGCTTGGGGCGGCTGACCGTTCGGTGTCTCAAGGGTGAATGCGTCCAGAAGTTGCATATTGACCTGCACGAACCGCTTCTTGCCGAGGTCGCCGGGGAGCGGGTTGTAGCCGATCTCCGCCCGGTACTCGTCGACATCGAGGGCGCCCGTGTTGAACGCCTCGCGGAGGTACGTCGAGCGGGCCGCGTAGTCGCCGGCCATGAGCGAGTTCATATCGAAGCCGACGAAGTACGTCTTGTCGTCCACCACGAGGTCGCGGCGGCACGCCAATTCCCACCGCCGGCACCACGGCATGATGCTGAACGTCTTGTAGTCGATCGCCGCCTGCTCCACCGTGCTGTAGCGGACGTTCGACAGGTCGCCGACCAGATGGGGCGGCACGCGGTAGGCCCGGCAGACCTCCTCCAGTTGGAATCGCCGCGTGGACACCAGTTCCGCGTCCGCGTTGTTGACCGGGTCGTCCTTCTTCTTGAAGCCGAACGGCATGACGACGGTCTTGAACGCCTTTTCCGGCCCACGGTGGGCCTCATCCCACTGCTGGCGGAATCGCTGGAGAGCCTCTGGCTTGTGGGGCTGGTCGGTCTCGATGTACGTGCCCACTTTGGCGCCGTTCCCGAAGAACGCGCTTGAGTGCAGTTCCGTCGCCCGGGCGAGGGCGATCGCGTCCTTCGACAGGGCCGTTGGCACGTACCCGCGCACGCCGTCCGATGACATCCACCGCAGGTGAAAAATCTCGTCCTGCCGGTACTCCGTCGGCTGTGGGTTCGGGTCGGTCACGGTCGCCGGCTCGCGGTAGTAGTACCGCAGTTTGCCGTTCTCGAGCCGCTTTACCTCCATCCGCGACGGGTGGAGCGGGATCAATTCGTCCACGGCGCCGCGGCGGATGCTGCCCTTGATGTGGGCGTAGGCGTTCCCCCACAAGAGAAGCCACGACTGCATGAGTTCCTTGAACTCGAAACTCGTCATCCACGAGTTGGGCTGGTAGGCCAGAATCTCGTGGAGCGGCTGGTCGTCGGCGATCTCCTTGCCGCCGCCCGGGAGCCGGCGGTACAGGTTCGTCGGCATCGCCGCGATCGACTCCGACAGGAGCCGGACGCAGGCCAGCACGGCCGTGCATTCAAGCGCCGTCTCCGGCGAGACGTGGACGCCTGCGGCCGTCTTCCGCGACTCCGCGATCTCCTCGAAGACCCGTGACAGGCTCTGCGACCGCAGCGACAAGAGGCCCGTGTACGGCGCTTCGTCCATGTCAGAACACCATCAGTTCGGGTTCTTCTTCGGGGCCGCGGGCCTCGCCGGCTGCCAAGCCGAGGGCCATGATCAATGCCACCGCGGCGTCGATGCGGGCGGTCGCTTTCGAGTGAGCCTTGGTCGGCTTGATGTTGCCCGCGTCGTCCATCTTGACCTGCATATTGGAGACGTGGAGGGCGAGCGCGGGATTCATTCCGTGCCGTATTTTGCGGCTCAAAGTGAGCGCTTCGAGCGCCTTCGTCGGCGCGCTCATGGAGGCGTATCCCTGTCCATACGGCTTGACATCGACGCCTTCCGCGACCAGTTGCGTGGTGATATGCACGGCATTCCAGCGGTCGATAGCCACGCCGCGAACCGCATTCTTCTCGCAAAACGAGAGAACGTAGTCGCGCACCACGTCGTAATCAGTCACGCTACCCTCTGTAATTGTACAGAATCCGTCTTTCGCCCACTGACGGTACGGCGCCTCGTCGCGGTCGGCGCCCTCCTCCGGCACGAAGATGTGGGCGAACGCATCGAACGTCCCGTCGTGGACGCCGTACTCGTCGACGCCCGGCCAGACCGCGGCGAACGCCGTGGTGTCGCTCGTGCTGGAGAGGTCGAGGCCGCAGTAGCACGGCCGAGTCTCAGCCGGCCGCAGCGGCTCGCCGCAGGCTTCCCACAGCCCGGTGCGGAAAAAACGATTCGCCCCGTTGCTCACCCACTGGTTCAGGTAGAGCGTGCGGAATTTCATCTCTTGGGCGACGCTCTCGCGGGCGAGGGCGGCCTCCCGCTCCATGAATTCCTTCCGCACGGTGATCCCGTAGTTCGGCTGGGCCGCCCGCCAAGTCTCCTCCGAGAACGGGTCGGCGTCGTCATCGGCCGCATAGATGCACGGCAGGAACGTGGGGTCGTTGATCAGGCCGTCGCGGACCTTCAGCGCCCGCTGCCACTCGTCGTAGCAGGGGCCGACGCGGTCCATCCCGGCCGTCGTGATGTAGATCACGAGCGGCTCGTCCCGGGCACCCATGCCGCTCTCGAGGACGTCGATCAGGTCGCGGTTCTTTTGGACGTGGAATTCGTCCACGATGACGACCGAGGGGTTGAAGCCGTGCTTCCCCTTGTGTTCGCTCGAGAGGAACTGGATCGTCGACTTGTTGTGCGGCATGACGATCGACTGCTTGTATATCTTGCAGCGTCGGTGCAGGCCGGGGCAGGACTCGATGTACCTCGAGCACGCCGTGAACAGGAGGCTGGCCTGCTTGCGGTCGCCGGCCGCGATGAGAATCTGGCCGCCGTCGGCCCCGAAGAACGCCTCGTAGGCGCCGATGACAGCGGACAGGGCCGTTTTGCCCTGTTTTCGCGCGAGGGCGAGCAGGGACCGCTGATACTGTCGCTTACCGTCCGGCCGCTTGGTGTTGAACAAGCGGTCGAGATATTCATCCTGCCACGGCTCAGGAATGAACGGCTGGCCGGCGAACGGCGCTTCCGTGTGCTTCAGGAGGCGAGCGAATTCGCGAATATCAACCCGACGCGACATCGTCGAACATTGCATCCACGGGGTCGTTGACCACCTTCACCGCTCCGTACCCGAGGCGGGTGCGGTCGGCGGGGGTCAGCCCGAGGACGGTCTCCAACTGCCGGAGTTGGTCGTGGCAGTGGTTGCTCTGCGACTGCCACTTGGTCGGCCGGCAGAATCGCAGGGAGCCGTCGGGGGCTAGAACCTCCCTCCAGCATTCGCCGGTTTTGGCGAGATGCTGCTCGGCTTCCTGCCATTTGTCCCAAGTAATCGCGTAGCGGGCGATCACCTGCACGTCCGACTCGGCCAGCGTGCCCATGTTCTGGGCGAACTGGCAGACGAGCGTGAACATGGCTTTCGCCGCGGGGCGAAGCCACTCTGGAGGCTCCGGCAACGCAGCCATCTTGGTGCCAAGTTCCTCGCGGTACTTGGCCTCCTTCGACCCTCGCATCTGGAGGATGTGCTTCGGCGTTGGTGCTGGGCCTTTTGCCATGCCATGAAGTCTAGTTGGGACGCCTACCCGCGTGCAAACCAGTCCAGCGTCAGCGGCCACGCAGGAGGCTCGAGGAGCGAAAAGCCCGAAACCAGCAAAAAGGTGGCACTGTCGCGAACGCACGCGACGG